AAACCAAGAATACGACCGAGACGGGCGTCTTCTAGAGCCTTGCCACCATCGCCACGCTCGTTAGCCTTCATGAACATGTCGGTTTGAAGCATGAGGGTTTCAGCCGCTGGACCCAAGACCAAACGACGATCTTGCATGTAAGCGTTGTTACGGTTCATGGCTTCACGACCTTCAAGGACAAAATCCTTGACAGTGCCTGAAGTTACTTCATCAAGCTTACCACAAGCATTAGCCTGGAAGCGTTGAGCCTGACCACAAAGCATCCGGTCGATGCCGCGAGCAATACCTTGAGCCGCTGGGGCTAGGTGTTGATCTACAAGATCCTTGAAGGACTTGCTGGCTTCGCCATCCTTGATGGTGAAGTTGATATAGTTGTGCATGTTAAGTGCAACTTGGACGTTGGTGGCTGATGCATCTTGTGTAACAACATTGTCAGTGTCAGTCTTACGATAAGACTTGAACGTACCAACCCGACGAGTATTGACTACGTCGCCATACTCAGCTACCTCGGGGGAGAAATCACGGTGGACTAGTTGAGCCATCGCTCTTGTTACAGCGCACCGCACGCTGGGTAATTCATTTCTGACTACCTCTGCATGTCTCCATGCAGGCCGGACTCTATCATGGACCAAGTGTGATCGAATGTTGATTCAATCCACAATTTGCAGGCTAACAAACGCATCTTGCGTTGTTCTGACTCATTGCCAAGAAGTTGGTTACATTTATTACAAACAACACCATATACGGTATCGTTTATGTGATGTACACACTTCTTATCAGTCAGTTCACAATCACAGCAAGCACAATTTGAAGCCTTGTCCCTGGCTTCCTTGGCTTGTTTTGATTGTGATAGTCTGACGTTGCTCCTTTGACAGTCTAAGCACACTTTCCTAGTGTGCCGTTTGTCAGTATTAAAAGATTCTGTGGTTAAGAATCTTTCGCATAGGGAGCACTGTTTGGTTCCGCAGCGTATAGTCTCTGAGGATTCTACGACGAGTTTGGAAGCCCTTCCAAAATCGCGAAGTCTTTCCTGCTGGTTGTCTCTATCAAGAAGATTTTCACGGTATGATTTCATATATGCTAAGGATAAGTTGATTCGTTGTAAATCTTCCTCAGTCTCTTGACTGAGAATATGATTACAGTGAATACAAACTAGACCTTGGACACCTTGGTCTGTGTGGTGAATATGTCTGGTCTTTTTAGATTCAAACTTTTCACCACAGCACATACATTGTTCATGTGAGTAAAGGTACTCAAGAAAGCTTTCAGATATTCCATATCTTTTAGCACTGATTTCAATACTCTTGCATGGTTTGCAGATGTGTTCATAACTAGACTTATTTCTTTTGCTCTTGTAGAACTGTGAAAAGTCTTTATTTAATTCGCATCTGCGGCACTTCATACTCGTACTCCTTGCCTAATGAGAGTTTCCAGCATTTAGCTGCGTTATTCAACGTACCTTACGATACGAGGGGTCATCCTAGCAAACCATGTTCTCTTCAAGGACTGCGAGTCCTTCCATTGCCCATTTTTCGGGGATGAAGGCATCGTTGTCGTTTGCATAACAAGCGAATGATACTAAAAGTTCGTTCATTAGAGTTTACTCCATAAAAAAGTATTTGTTAGTTTTACATTTACCCCAATAAGTTTTCGGTCTTGCATGGGTATAAGACACCTTCCCAGAATACTCTGGTTACCTGAGCCCAAGGGCTTCAGGGTTTGTCTTCCGAAGTTGCATATACTGTTCGGGTGACATGTTGTGAATGTCCACGTTACCGTGGCCCGATACTCCGCTACCGGTTGCGGAACCCGCTCCGATTCCACTGACTACGTTGCTTCTAAAGAGGTTCCCGTATTGCTCGGGTAGCTCACGCATACGTTTAACAGCGTCTTCTGGGGTTCTACGAGTGATGATTTGTTCGCCAGTTTTACCATCTACATCTATTAAGTCAATGACTGGAGAATATTCCCCAAGAGGTTCACCGGCTTCATCTGTTTGTTCAATGATTTTAGTCATTGTCTTTAAGATGGTAGTAACTTGTGTGGGATTGAAGGAATCATTCTTAATGGCGGCATCTTGTAGTGCCCTATCAACCATTGAACTCTTATACTTGTTTTCCCATGTTTCAGCTTTTTGTTTGAGGCCCTGAACTTCCTCAGTATACATTGTTTCCAATTTCTTTTTGTCATGCTCCAATTGTTGTTCTTTGGAGCGGAAGGTTTTTTGTAAGTCCTCCAACTTATCCTCTAGTTGTGCCCGCTGATCCCCAGATAAACTCTGGTTAGCCAGTGCTTCCTTGTATGCAGTCTCTAGTTCAGCTTGCTTGCTTTCATACTTGGCGGCATTCCTTCGTCGATCATCGGCGAGAAATTTATTTACGTCTTCTTGAGAGAACACCTTGGGTTTCGCACCCGCAGCAGGTGGATCACCAGCAGGTGGGTCACCAGCAGGTGGGTCACCAGCAGGTGGGTCACCAGCAGGTGGGTCGCCAGCGGCAGGTTCAAGATCATACATGGCTGGGGAAACGATAAGTAGTTCAAATAATTCCGACATACTAAGACTCCTAATACCCCACAATTTTGTTATGTGCTTAAAGGCGTGGGTTCCAATAGCTCATTTTTAATACCCTTGTAGTGCAAGGTCACAGTGGTTAGACCCGGCTTAGTTTAGGACCGCCATCACCTCGTAAGAACGGGCGAAGCATCCTCCACGCAGTCGCGCTGGGCACACCATTGATTATGTGTTCAATTGGTTGTTGCCCACGGTTGTACGTGGTTTTTACACCGGCATATCCTTGGCTAACCACAGCCAAGTTTTCTAGCTCAAGATCAGGGTCAATCCCATCAAGCAGAGCAAACGCTATTTCATAAGTTGATTGTTCAATAATAGTTGGGACACTGGCATCAGCGTCTCGTGGGAACTCAAGCTCCTGGTCAGCTTCTGCTGTCCGCAAAGTGGCTTGAGTTGCATATGCATCAGCAGCCAAGGCAGTATACACAGTAGCCTTGGACCCCTTGTAGTTCAGCATGTCCACAATAGACGTGGCCTTGTATAAGGCACTAGTTCTAGTTGCAGTAGTCTCATTGAACCATAGGGTTGAGTGTAGTCTGGTGGTGAAATATGTGTTAGCCGCCTCAAGTGTTCCGTATGTGGTTGGCATTATTTCCCCTTCCCTCTAACAGGCTTTTTTGTTGATTCAGATAAGGTTGTATCGGTTGCAGCCTCTCGTTCCTTTACACCTGCGTTAGGGTCAATTGAGAGATCCTTTACCCCTCGTGCCCCCGCATCTGCTTCAGCATCTGCTTCAGCACCCGCGCCCAAGCCCTTTGCCTGGGAAGCTGCTATCCGCTCGATCCTCTTCATGTGGTCCTCACGAGCTTGGATGTACTCATCTGGAGCAAATCCTAATGCCATAGACCCGACCTTCTCACCACATAAACCAGCTTCTATAGCAGGAATAATAATTCCAGGATCACTTGTTGTATAGGGTGCAGCCTCAATTTCAGTATAGATGCCATGAAGGTCTTCCACACTAACTCTACCACTCAATAGGGTGGAGACAACAATCTTGGCCAGTTCTCGTTTGATCTTATGCCCAGGAACAGTTGTCATCAATTCGGTTAATTTCTCAGCTTCCTCGATGCGATCAATATCTTTCTTCAAGCTATAACGTGAAGGATATTTGATGGTGGCAATGTTACGCTTCTTAGGTTCCTTGTGCTCATAGGTGGCCCAATAGCTAGCAATCTTTCGTTCAGCATTTTCTAGCACTAAACCAATGAAAGATAAACCGGCTTCCAGCCCTTGGTTATCCATTTCTTTTGAGTCACCACTAATGGGTTTCCCCGTTTTATTGGCAACTGCTAAATTGACTAATTTGCGAATATCATCTTCTAGTTTCTCTTGTAGCTTGATAGATGCTTCAAGAGGTTCTGAGGATGGATGGATGAACGCTGGCCTATCAGTATTGATATCATATGACCGGCCTTGGGTTGGTCCCACATTTACTTCAGTCTGTTTTCCACCTTGGCCACCACTGGATGCAGTATTGTCTGGGTTCTGACCCAGTTTCAAGTGACTGCCGACATCCCGCATATCCTTCTGTTCCACGTAGAATGGAAAATTTGCTTTCAAGGCATAAGCAACATCACTTGAACACAAGTTCAATAGTGCAACTTGATGCTTGCAAACATCCTTCAGGAGACTAGCCCCTATGTCAAGCATGACAAAGGGAATGCGAGTCATTTTAAGTTCAATTGGCCCAGACTTAGTTGGGAGATTTGAAATTGGATCAACTGGGATAGAATCGTTGTTATAAAACTGTATGTTTACTAACTTTGTATCCGGGTCAATATAAATTAATCGTAGTCTTTCAACATCTCCCTGAGGTAACTGAATGTTATGTGCCATCCCCATATTCTCTGGGGTCGTATAGTCAATTACTCTATCTCGTAGCAAAACTGCCTGAAACTCTGACTCATCATCGTGGCGGGACATCGTCCAGGACAGGATGTCTTCTATTTGGTATGTGTACAGATAGGGTTTGGCCAATGGTGAGTCAGCCAAAGTATGCCCAGTCACAATAGGGTTATCAACATAGATGCCAACTCGACCCATGGTTAACAGTTCTGTTAATGCTTCAAAGCCTAAGAAGGCATCCATTCCAGAACCGTGCTTGTCAACCCCACCAAAGTTACCTTGGATGGCCTGTTGGTATACATTGCTACCACCAACTCGTGAGACATCAGACATACGCTGATAAATAGCGTTGCGGATATCAGTAACCGCAGCTTTAGCGAATGTAGGAATCGGAGTAAGATTCATACGAATATTATAATCAGACGTGGACTCTCTAGCAGTATACTTTTCCAAGTACTTTGTTACAAAGTTGTCGCCGCCGTCATATGTATCACGCCACAGTTGCCAATCAGTCTGATTGTGCAAATACTCTGGGTGCCTGATGTGATAGATGGATGTACTCATTATAAAAATGCCTCAATAGGTTGATTTTGAACTAGGCTGGCAGCAAGCGGCAGTGCTATCTCAGCATAAGTTTGAGCATGTGCAAAGTGGTCTGGCCCCGTTTCAATGTATCTCGCCTGGGGGTTATTCGACTCATCTTTAATATAGGTTCTCGCCAAGTTCTTCAGGTTCTCTTTGTACTCTCTACTAGTGTCCCTTGGTAAAATGATTCGCCCACTGTGATATCGTCCCATGGCAGCATCTAGCCAGTTGGTTCTGTCTACAGTAGCGATTGGGGTCCCAAGTTCATCCTCTTGTAGAATGATTTCTTTCCCCACGGCCCCTCGTCTGTACCGACATAAGGTAACATACCTTGGAAACCTTCTTGCAAATCGTCTAGCCTCATTGATTTCTGGGTCAGCATCAATTACACAGGATATAACCTGCCACTCGACCATCAACCTGTCCAGCATATCAAATTCAGCCCCAAGCGTCTTACCCTCCCACAATAGTTTCCCCTCAGCGGCTACATTGAGGTCACGTCCTGGATTCTTTATAAACCATTCCATGACTACGATGTTGTTCCATTTACCCTGGTCAACACCCATAGTGATTAGTCTTTCACCACCAGTCAACGGTCTCGGATCAGACTTTGAATACCCTCTAATATTTTTGTCAATGATTTCATCATTCAACTGAGAGCCTTCCCCAATATACGGGAGTCCCAATTTTGAAGTATGAAACTCAGAGCAGGCTGCTTCACTGGTCTCACCTTGAAAGTATGCCTTAACAATTTCTCCAGGGGACACTGTGAACGAGTTAAGCTGGTTCACATAAAAACTTCTATGGTCTTTATCAGAACCCTCTCGGTTACTGACCCACTGACCGGCTGCTAAAAAATCAGGTTTAGCTTCGTGGTCTAATTTGTGTTTACACTCTTTGCATTTTAAGTATGACTCTTTGCAGCGAGGGTCGTCAACACTGTCACCAATTATTTCCACACAGTCTGGCCACACAAACTCAGTTAGTTTCCCACAGTGTGGGCATGTAAAACACCAGTGTTCCTGAGTGCCTTGCAAGTATAGTTTGTGTATCCCATACTTAGGGAGCGTTGGCGTACTAATCGCCCACACACTTTTTTCTACGTGACCACTTAACCGTTCCAAAGCCAACCAAATTTGCTTCTGATCCATCTCATCAAGTTCATCAAGGATCAAAGTGGAGACAGGGACAGATTTAAGGTTACTGTCACCTCTACTCCCACGAATATACAGGTTGACTCCCGCAGCTTGTTTGAGCCCAACCGTGTTAGTGTCCGTGAATATACCTTTTAGATACTCTGAGTACAATAAAGCTGGTTTGAATCTAGCTTTACTAAAGTCACTAGCATTTATTGTGGTTGGTAAAACATACAGTACGTCTTTTTTAAGGATGTCAATAGTGTAGAAGGTGCGATTGATCGCAACCTCTGTAACCCCCATCTGCGCGGCCTTCATAGCCGTATTAAAAGGTGCTTTGGAGTCTGTTATCTCTCGACACCAGGGATGATACTTAAATGAATACTTACCAGGAAAATCTCCACCCATGACTCGTCGATGCTGTGCCCATTTGGAACAAGAAGTCAGAGTCTCATTTTTTAGCCCAGAGGCTATTGCATGTCTTAGGGTATCCTGTAAGTCACTCATAGTATTTACTTTTCTTTTGGAGGCGGCTCAAGCAGCACCAGAAGAGTGATGATAATCTTTAAGATATCAACCCAGTGTTCTTTTATCCATTCAAGAACTCCATCCCAGTCTATCTTGCGTCCCTCAAGTTCCATCTGTCCATAGACGTAGTCTTGAACTCCGTCTAAGACTTCTACCGTCTCTCCGGAGTCTCGCCTGAGCCGTCGTGGCCAGCGAAGTGTTTCCATAACCTTGTCATAGTCCTCACGACTAATTGTACCTTCTCGAAGACTCCTACGAGCCGCAATCCGATACAACGGTTTGAATTTAAGCATGATTCATAAACCTCTTTATTTCTCTAGCCAATACCAGGCCTGTCCACCGTTTGACTTCTACACCCTGATTCGTTTTTAGAATTAGTGTCGGAATCTTAGTAACCCCATACTCTTTGACGACACCCTTCTCTTTATGGAAGTCGATCAGTCGTATGCGGTACCCTTCATCTATCAGCTTCTCGATTACGGGCTTCATTGTTATACACCCGCTGCAAGAGTCGGAGGAAATGAACAACCCCCAGTCTGCTTTTACATTCATGGTAGGAACCTTTTTAACAGGCTTCTTAATCTCCAACCCAGTTTTGTATCTGAGGCATCGCTTTCGTGTTCAGGCTCAGGCTCAGGGGGTGTGGTAGGACTGTCTTCTTTTTGTTGTTTCCAAATAATTACTTTGGCTATGATAGGCAAAAGGGCTTTAATTTTTGATCCCCAGTCGATTGGTTTCTTCCAGAACATTTTCCAGGCCAAACCAACCAACCAACTGACTACAAATTTTATTAGTATCCACATGTTGCACCTTAGTATAGGAAGTAGTTTTGTTTAGGATAACCGGCGTAGGAACTAAGAGCAACTGAGTCGCCTTGAGCACACATGCGGTCGATTACTGCCGCGTCAGCCCAGAATGAACCGTCTGGTTGGCCATGGCGTTTTGGACCATCTATCCATGATCCCCACGAGTTGATGATGAGGCCTCCGGGGCGACTATGTTTGTCATCAATTCCGGCCAACAGCATGCAGTGCATCCACTGGCCACCAGCAGGAAGGAAGCCATCTTTGTCACGGCCTGTTCGTGTGCGGAAGCCTTGGCTAGAACACAGGGCCACGGGGGAACCGTTATAGACACAGTCCCGTGCCTCTTCCCAGGTCTTTACTATAGCCACATTCCCAACAGGGTGTAATTTACACAGAGGTTCCAGTGCATCTGGTACGCCTGACCGCCCTAGTTTAGTTGCCATTTCTCCGGTGTAGTAACTGTAGTCAAACTGACCCAAGTACTTCTTGCGGAGCAGAGGTCCCCAGTTCTTGACGAAGTCGGCGGCAAGGACACCAATGGACCCATCACCCCAGAAGTCATAACCGTATTTTTTCCCACTTTCAACCCGACTACCACCATAAATGATCTCGGTTGCAGCCTCTCCCCGCCATCGTTGGGGAGCGTTGCGCATTATAATCTGAATACAGGTGAGGATGTCAACTCCGCGTCCAAAGCCCATGCTGACACAGTCACCAATTTGCTGTGAATATGGTCTTAGCGGTTCACCTAGAACGGCTTCCATATACTTATACAGCAAGGCAACTTTGCCCGCCCCTGTGCCCTTGATATCGGCGTCAAGTTCGTTGAGGAAAGGATAATCCTGGTCCTTAACCCAGGCAGCCCGAGTTTTTGGTAGATCAAGCCACCCGGCCTGAATGAGATTGCCACGATACGCTTCCTGAGCAAACTTACGTGATAGTTGACTCGTGGCTTGTGCAGGTTGTGGGAACCCACCAAACATCAATCCACCAGCACTGGCCAAACCCATTCTTAAAAAATTTCGTCGTTCCATGATTATCCTCGCCTTCCTCTGAGATCACTATTTTACCTGTTTCAGACCCGAAGCAATTTCTTTCCACACTCTAATATGGTCTTCCACTGTTACTAAGGTTCCCCGTAGTCGTTCTTTTTGTAAATACGAATCAAGATTACCAAAAAAACCTGTCCAAGCTAGTAAGGATGCTCCCAACGCAGAATGCGTGGCGTCCCTTGTGGCTTCGGCTACTTCATCGGCTGTAATTGCTGCCCCCGCTGCAATTTGAACTGCGACAGCATCAAAGGCCCCTGCCAGATTCTGGGCCTCCAGAGCTTTGCCAGGTGAGATAACAGCGTCGGCCCAGCTAATTACTTGCCCCGGTAAGCCAGGGACTACTGGCTTTGGAGGTTCCGGTGGTGTTGGGGGCTGAGGATCATCAGGGTTAGCAGGCTTGGTGCCTTGAGGCACTACCTTAATCTTAATAATCTTTTGTTCAACTTCATCATTTTTAGCACTGGAGACTATGCATAAATAGTCACCTACAATACCTGACGAGAAGACTAGCTCGCGCCCCGCTTTGTATTCTTTGTAGTTGATTCCTTTCGGAAGACACTCCCAAATAAATGAGACTCCCTTGGATTTGTCAACTGATATTCTACCCAGTTCCCCTATTTCGATCTCAATTACATCATCCACAATGATGAGTGATTGATTCTCTAGGGGTGCTGGGTCACTTTCTTTGTAGTAATCATACCCTATTACGATGGCACCTGCCAAGATGCCCATGAATATAATGTTGATTACTGGTTTCATTTTTTCTAACATGTTAATTCCTCTCTAAAAGTTAGTATTGCATCCAGCTATTTTGGTTCCCTGAAGTTGCGTTTGTTGGGCTGCTATTCGTGGTATTGCCCCAGACACCCTGATTGGCAGCATCAACCCCAGACCCACTACTGTACTGAAAATAGAGGCCATATGTAGCACAACCTATACAGTGTATCCTTGACAGGAGTGCATGTGATCCGATATACAGCCTGACCCCATACGTACAATCTGTTGATCCTGTTGCATAAATTGCACATGTACTCTGATAAGAGAACAGACCTACGTACATGTGTTTGAAACCACATGATGAAAAGGTTACGAACGAGTTTCTACGGTTGATGACATATCCGTATCTGGATGCACCATCATTGCAGCAGATGCAATTTGTAAAAGTTGCGTTAAGGGCATCAGTGCCATTGACATATATGAAATACCCACTGGCAGTAAGTGTACGCACATTTAGTATTCCACCAAGCCTCTTCAGCGATGTCTCGACAGTCACCTGCCTCGACCATAGGACTTGCGGTATGACTAACGTTATCGTTGCTCCAGATGCAGCAGCGGGAGAATATACGCTGTGCTTAATAGTCACAGATGTCGCCGTCTTCGAGACAATCTCTTGCGTCCCAATAGCATATGTGGGGTTGGTGCCACCTGAGTACTGAGTTGCGACAACCTGCTGACCTACTGTGTAGTAGTCGGGGTTAGAAGTGTTGTATGTGTAGTTTCTGTATGTTCCCCCATCATATGAACTGGCAATTACTAAATCTTCAGTTTCGTAGTCTCCATAAATATCCAGATAGGCACCGTCTGGATGGTTAAGAGTTAGCAGGCTTGTCTCAGCGGAGTAATCGCCAGCCTCGATATAGATCGTGACAGCAGCGCGAAGTATCCAAGTGTTTACAACTGCTATTGCCTTATCAACCGATGCCCACGGTGATCCAACCGAGCCGTCGCCCGTTGTATCGTTGCCAGTCGTGGCAACGTACAAATCAGTGGCAGTTGTAATCACTATAGCGTTTGGTATTAATTCCCCAGCATCTACTTTCTTCAGAGTACTATCTGTAGCATCCCAGAATAGTAGATAATCCGCTGAGGCGATTGTTGTGTCCGATTTTCCGGATATACAAGTTGGGTCTAGTACTGCTGCGTTACCAACTGAAGTCACTTCACCAGTTGAATTAGCGTTAGTCGTGACTGTGTCAGCG